GGTACAATCCTTATGGGATATAGAGGTAACCAGTTCCTAGAAACAGGTGCTGTATTTGCTCCTTACATTCCATTGATCATGACTCCACTAGTATACGATCCAGACACTTTCACACCAAGAAAAGGTCTACTTACAAGATATGCTAAGAAAATGATCAGACCAGAATTTTACGGAAGAGTATTTGTTAGCGGATTAGCGTCTGTATAATAAGATACAAACATAAATTCTAAATAATTAGACCTGGCTTTTTAGTCAGGTCTTTTTTTATTCTAATTATTCTCCCTCATATTTATAACCAAAACCATGGCTGATTTCACCCTTTTAATTAGAGAAAGAGTATTACTTGAAGGTACCGAAAGAGGTACAGACTATAACTTAACAATAAAAGACGTTGATAATATAGATAATCGTATTGTTAATGTCCCATCAGGAAGCACAACAACAATATTCAAATATGATGGACTACCAGGAGCAGGTACATTTAGAACTAGTAGTTTTAAATACGGAAGGGTATCAAATTATTCATCTGAAGTTCCTATCAATTTAGCAGTTTCATCATCAACCGAATTAATAAATTTTTCTATAGCAGCAGGAGGTACTTTTATGCTTTCAACAAGTGAAATAACAGGAAGTACTGTAAATACTTTCACTTATGATGATATAATGTCAATATCAGTTGAACCATCAGGTAGTTCTGCAAAAGTGGAATATTTTATAGCTACAACTTAAATTAAAATATTATGAATATACCTATTTGGCCCGGGTCTTCTTCATTCGCAGTTGGACAAACCCCATTTGGATTTTATGATCATCAAGTATCATTTCAAATAGATGCTGACAAAGTATCAGATTTTTGCGCTAGAAGATTAGGGTACCCTCTAACTGATATAGAACTTCAATCAGGTTCATTTTACACCGCTTTTGAAGAAGCAATTACAATTTATGGAAATGAATTATATGCTTATAAAGTAAGAGAAAATTATTTATCCTTACAAGGTGTAACATCAATAACTGAAGCAAATGATCAAGTAATATCACCAACTTTAGCTAATGTAGTAGACATATCAGAACAATATGGAGAAGAAGCAGGAGTAGGTGGAAAAGTAACATGGTACTCAGGTTCTATTCCTTTAGAAAATGGTAAGCAAACTTATGATATGAATGCTTGGGCTCAAGCAAATGTCAGTTTAGCTGCTGATGATTCAATAGAAATTAAAAGAATATTTTATGAAGCACCACCAGCAATAACAAGATATTTTGATCCATATGCAGGTACAGGAACAGGAATGATAGATTTAATGGATTCATTTGGTTGGGGTAGTTACTCACCTGCAATTAATTTCTTAATGATGCCTATTAACTATGATATGCAAGTAATGCAAGCCATAGAATTTAATGACCAAATTAGAAGATCAAATTATTCATTTGAATTAATAAACAACCAATTAAAGATATTCCCAATCCCATTAAGTCAAGGATATTTAAGCTTTCAATATATTAAAAAATCAGAAAGATCTAATCCATATAGTAATGGTACTAATAAAATAACAAACGTATCAGAAGTTCCATTTTCAAATCCTAATTATAATGATATAAATTCAATAGGTAGACAGTGGATATTTGAAATGACATTAGCAATAGCAAAAGAAATTTTAGGATATATTAGAGGTAAATATACAACAGTTCCAATTCCAGATGCTGAAGTAACTCTAAACCAACAAGACTTATTATCATCAGCTACTGCTGATAGAAATGCTTTAGTAGATAGATTAAGAGCATATTTTGATGAAACATCAAGAGATAAATTATTAGAAAGAAGATCACAAGAAG